GGCGAACCCGAGTAAAGGAGCAACGGTCTTGTTTGACCTGCTCTCAGGCCCGAAAGGTTCGCCTTTCGACAACGACAAGGACTATGCTCTCGCAGTGCAGCCCTTCTTCAAGATGGACACGACCACAGCAGCTGTGGCCAATGCCAATGCTTCGACAGGTGCATTGCAAACAGGCATCGGGTTCGGCTCCCCGCCGATCCTTGACGCGAACCAGATCCTCGCGCCGTCGCCGGGCAACTTCGATGACGACTACACAGTCGGCGTCAGTTCGCCAGATCCAGCTGTGCCCTTCGCGACCTCCATCGGCATGTACATCGGCGGCGGCAAGTGCACTGCCAATGTCGGTGGTCTGGCGCCAGCTGTGCCGTACGTGGCAGGGTTCGGCATCGGTGCAGGTGGCAACGGTGGTCTCTCGACAGCTGGCGGTTCCCGCGATGCAGGTGCAGGTCCGGCCTTCACCGGCTTCAAGCTCAAGACCGTCACAGCTGTGGCCACAGTCGCTAATGGCGCCGTGGTCGAGACTGGCTTCGTCAATCGGAGTGGCGCGTCAATTGCCACAGGTCAGTCTGTCTTCGGCCTGGCATCGGCGGCCTCTGCAGCACCGAGCTGATCATGCCAAGCAAGTCGCCTGAACAAGAGCGGCTGATGGCTGCGGTTGCGCACAACCCCACCTTCGCTAAGAAGGTGGGGATACCGCAGAACGTCGGCCAGGAGTTCAATCGGGCGGACATGGCGAAAGCTCATGTCCGTGCATTGAGGAGACCGCGTGCTCAACCACCAGCTCCTGCGTACTGACGCCAACGGGCACGTCATGTGCACCTTGTCAGAGGTGCCATCACCGAGCGAGTTCAACGGAGGCACCCCCATGAACGGGGGCCTGCTTTGTCTTGCCGAACTTGAACCCACTGAATGGATCGGTGGTTGGAGCTACGTCCAGAATGGCCGCATCTGCGCTATACAAGGGTTGAACCCAGTCAATGGACCATTTGCTGGCGATGGTCGGCTCGCTATTTCAGTCCAGAATACTGGAATTGCATACTACTGGTGTGGTCTGCCATTCCTTGCAAATAACCGCATGGCGGTGTCCTTCGGGATAACGCCTCCACCTGATACAGGTGCGTTCTCTAACGCGTTCAGCAACGCCTTTGATGCACTGGAGCCATAATGACACGCAAAACCATGCTGGCGCTCCTTGCCCAAGCCGATGCGACCATCGAAGACAATACGACAGGCCTCATTTCTGCTGGTGATGTTCGGCAGATGATCAAGGACGTCATTGACTCGTTTGCACCAGGGTACGGCATCCTGAGTGCCGATACCACGACGCTCCTCTTGCTTGGTGTGACACCTCAGACAGTGCACTACACCACTATACTTTCAGTAACGCCGGAGTATACGGCAATCCCTGCAGCAGGCACTGTCACCCGCTTGGCCCAAGGCCTGCCTACAACTGTCAACCGTATCAGCTTCTACTGCGACGTGGCAGCCCCTTCAGGTAACGAGGTGGCCTTCACGCTCATCCGTAACGGACTAGACATCCCTGGTGGTACAACTGTCACAGGTCAAGGGGCTGGTAACCTCGCGAACGCATCATTCAGTGTAGGTACTACCAGTCCTGATGGGCTGGACTATACTTATGCGATCCATGCAAGAAAACTTACTGGAGCTGCAGCAGATGTCACCTTGACATCAGTGCGCTTCATCTTGGAGTCCGTGCCCACGTTGGGCATTTAACTGGAGTAGGCGATGCCCACAGCAGCATACGACGAGAAGGTCTTCGAAGAAGACCAGCAATACGAGGACGACAAGCGTCTCTTTGTGCAGTTCTTCATCGAACCAATCAAGAACGAGACTGCTTCAGAGAAGGCTGGGCGACCGATCTTCGATGAGGTGCCATGCATCCGCATCATGACACCAGGTTCCCGTGATGTCATGGTGCAGAAGGTCAATGAGAGCTACAAGCGCCGCTTCCCAAAGCAATGGGACAGGTTCGAAAAGCAGCAGGAAGAGGTCGTTGACGGCACCCCACTCACGCAGGTGCCTTGGCTCACCGTTGGTATCATCGCAGAGCTCAAGGCAGTGAACTGCCATACCCTCGAGCAGCTGGCGACCATGAGCGACACCGCCATGAGCAAGATGATGGGGATGATGGGCTTTCGCCAGAAGGCCCAAAACTTCATCGCGGCTGCCAAAGAGACAGCCCCCTTCACGCAGATGCAGGCCAAGATCGAGGAGCGGGATAACGAGATTACCCTGCTCAAGAATCAACTCGTGGAAATGCAGGCTGCCATCGGCAAGTTGCAGAAGAAGGAGTAAGTCATGGCATACTGGCCCGCTCTTCAGTTGATTACGCAGGTAGCTGCAGAGTTGGGCCTGCCCGTACCCACGACTATCGTGGCGTCCACAGACGTGCAAATCAATCAACTTGTTGCTTTGTCTAATGCGGCAGGCAACGAGTTGGTCCTGTTCTATACCTGGGAACAGCTGATCAAGGAATGGACGTTCACTACAGTCGATGCTACGGCTTCCTACGACCTACCTGAGGACTGGTTGTACTTCACAGATCAAACCCAGTGGGATCGGACGAATCATTGGCCCCTTCTGGGCCCGAAGACAGCTCAGGAATGGGCATGGTTGAAAGGTGGCTTGCTCGCAGCAGCACCCCGCATGCGGTACCGCGTCTATCAGAATCAATTCTGGCTCTGGCCAGTGCCCAGTGCAACGCCTTTCACGATGGCAATGGAGTATGTCATTAAGAACTGGGTCATTTCAGCTGTTCCTGCGGCTGATACTCCAACAGATCTCATTCAACTGGACGGTGATCTTGTCCAGTTCCATCCATGGCTCTTCATGAAATATCTGAAGCTCAAGTTCTACGAGCTAAAGGGCTTTGATACCACTGCGCCGCAGACAGACTTCATGCGCCTCTTTCAATCGCTCTCTGGGAAGAGCAAAGGGGCTCCGAAGCTGTCTCTGGCACCTCACTATCCGCCTTTGTTCATTGGCCCATGGTCCATTCCTGATGGTTCATGGGATACAGGTACGGGACCGTAACCATGGAGATGACGGCCAAGGTCACAACTGTCCCTGCGCCGAGTGGGGGCATCAACGCCTATGACAATCTGGCGGCGATGCCCCCTACTGACGCAATACGGTTGAACAACTTGATCGCCCAACCATACGGATGTACTGTTCGTAAGGGTTACCAAGCCCATGCTACTGGCATGCCTGGTCCTGTTGAGTCTTTGGCTGATTGGGTCTCATTAGCTGGTGCTCAGAAGTTCTTTGCCTTCTCTGCAAACAAGTTTTATGACATTACTTCCATTGGTCCAGTAGGCGCAGCGATCTATTCAGGTCTCTCTACTGACTTCTGGCAGAGTGTCTCGATGGTTAGCGCTGCTGGTACGCATACAGTGATGTTCAGCGGTTCTGACAACCCAATTCTCTATAGTCTTACAGGACCTGCGAGACTTGTACTAGGTGATGGCGTCGTTGCCAATACTTGGAAGAATGTTGATCCATCGACGCTTATCCAGGGCACAGTGCACCAAAAGCGTCTGTGGGCCGTCCAAGTTAACACAACTCTCGGTTGGTATCTCCCAACCAATCAAATATATGGAATCGCAGCATCATTCAATTTTGGAGCCAACTTTAAACGTGGAGGTTACCTTTCTACGCTGGCAACATGGACAGTTGACGCCGGTGAAGGTTCAGACGATTACCTGGTCGCAGTTTCATCAAATGGGGAAGCTGTTGTCTACGGAGGAATCGACGTCACCGACGCAACCAGCTGGCACCTCATCGGAGTCTACTTCATCGGAACGCCTCCACGTGGTCGCCGGTACTTCTGCAACCTTGCGGGGGATCTGTACTATCTTACTTTGACGGGGGTGGTGTCGATGGCGACGCTAGTCACCTCGACGCAGGTGAACGTCTCTGCCAACAATACGTACAGTCAGAAAATTCAGTTCATGCTCAGTGAGCTTCTCACTGATCTTCAAGACCTAGAGGGATGGGAGATAGACTTCTTTCCTGCACCAAACCTTCTGTTCATCAATGTGCCGTCAGTCTTTGCTGGTGGTAATGGTCAGATTGTTGCTAACAACATCACTAGAGCGTGGAGCACGTTCAGTGGCATGGATGCGCGTACATGGCACAGGATCGAGAGCGCACCGTACTTCGGCGATGCGGACGGTACAGTTTGGAAAGCACTTTACGGCGACAAAGACGGGACAAATATTCTTGGCGCAGGTGGCACCAACATTCTGTCTGGCGTACAGCAGGCCTATTCAAACTTCGGCATGCCCACAGCGCAGAAACAGGTAGGCATGTATCGGATGACGTTCATGGGCGCACGCCCCGTTGGATATGCATCCATTGTTACCTACGATTATGCCCAAACCTCATCGCCAGATGCTACTGGTTCAGGGATATCAGGCGCCTTTGCGCACTGGGACGAAGCACTGTGGGACGTCGGCATGTGGTCCGGTGGAGTCGCCATTCAAAGAGATTGGCGTTCAGCTCAAGGCATGGGTACTACTGCAGCGCTGTCAGCGAACCTATCCACGGAAGCGGAAGCTACGTGGGTG